CAAGAGGTTTTGCCGAGGATTTTTGAGAAGGGTCTGAAGCCCGATTTAGCCAAGATTGGGAACTATAAGAGCGACAAGTACAAGGGGGTCCGAAGGAGGGCGGGGCTTCAAGTGGCCTTTATTGACATGAAGTTCACGGGCGATTTGAGATCCGAGTTCAGCACTCCCAAGAAGAACTTGATCGGCTCCAAGCCCAAGGTTGAGTTTATGGTTGTGAGCGAGTTGAACACCAAGAAAGTTGTTGACAATGAAGCCCGTAGAGGCACTATCTTTGGGTTAGCGAGCAAGGAAAAGGCTTATTTCGTTGACCTACTGACCAAGTTATTCTTTAGCAAAGTATTCAAATGATAGCGACCCAGGTTATTGACGAGATATTCACTCGCTTGAATGCTTACAAGTTGGTGAGGCACACGGGCTTTGCCGAGTTGTTACCCGATAGGGACGGCAAGATCATCCCGGCCATTTACTGCAACAACGGCGATTACAAGCACGTTGTGGACGATTACGATTGGAGCGAGGGCATTGCCTACATCCGTTACAATGGAAGGGAGCGTGCAGAGGTTACGGACGAGAACAACTTTATTGGGTGTCAGGACCTGCTCCGCATCGTTTATCCGTTGACCTTGGTGATTATCGGCAAGCGTAAGGGCAAGCGTCCTTACGAGGTCGCATCGCTCGTTCAGGGCAAGATTAGCGGTATGTACGAGGCTTTGGCCACGACTGTCGGTGCGGTGAGTATTGATGTCACTTCCATCACGGCCAATTACTCCATCAAGGAGAACCTTGACACCGAGTTTGAGGGGGCGAAGGTCGTGTGGGACACGGCTTTGTATATGATTGCCTTGGATTTGGAGGTGGAGGTGATTGGCGATGCTTCTTGCCTAAACACCGAGGAGCCTTGCGATTACAACACTCTGGCCGTTGATGCCCAGGATGATTTTTCTTACGATGGCGATAATGTTTTAACCTATTGATATGGCACGCAAAAGAATCAGGGACTTAGATGCCCAAGCATCCATTACCAGCACGCTCAAGTTAGCGGTTGACGATACCTCTTTGCCGGAAGCAAAGAGTATAAGCATCTCTCAGTTGGATGCTCGTTATTCCTCTGCTTTTGCCCCTTGCTTTATTGAATGGTTTCAATCGTCTTCGGAGGCTACCAACATATCGCAACAGAATGTCTTTCAAAAGTTCACGATAAGCTCCGCTTCCGCAGGGGTTACTTCTGCGAATGGACTTGCGGTTAACTCGCAGGGAAGGGTTACATACACGGGGGCAACGGCAATCTTTCGTGTTCAGGTGTTCGCCTCTATATCGGGGCAAAACAATGATGACATTCATATAGCGATTGCATTGAACAATTCTGTTTTAGCAAAGACAGAGCAATCCCTCATATTGGGGTCTGGAGGAAAGGATGGCGGCGTTGGCACGCAATGTTTGGTAAGCGTTGCCTCTTCGGGGTTTTTGGATATTTTCGTTAAAAACGCAACCGCTACAAGTGCCGTAACTTTGCAGAAGATTATTGTGATTGTTGAAAAAATAGCTTGATATGGCATTAGCACGGCTCACATCGTTTTCGTTCGGGGAGAAGTTATTGACTTTGACCTATGCCAATTCGCAGACCTATTATGTCTCCTATGCCCATTTGGTCGCTTTTGAGCTTGACCCCCGAACCACAGACCCAAAGGTTTACATCTATACGCACGGAGAGACGAGTGAAACGCTCTTTGTGAGCAGTAGCGATCTTGTGGCCCTGGGGAGTAGCATTAGTGCATTCTTGGCCTCGTTGCAAGGCGTGATGGTGAATCAGCTCTTTTGGTTTGAGATATGGGCGAATTTTCTCGCTCGTGCCAAGGCCAATTCTGCGTTGACCCCCGAACTCGCAAGCACTTGCGGTCGGTATTTCCGATACGAATTGAATCCTCCCTTGGTCCCTACGGCCACGGAGGATTATGCAGACTTCTGGTACTTCAATCAGCGGTGCGACAACGATAGTGCCACCGTGAAGGAGGCATCGGCCTATAATTGTTTGCTCACGAGGTTTTCAGCCTTAAATCCGAATTAACGATGTCCAATCCATCTTTTCTGAATGTCCCTTACCGCTTTAAGGCCGGGACTTTGTATAGCCAAATCCCTGAGAGCGGTCTTGGTGATTTGACCGTAACTCGTGCGACCACTCCAACAGCCAATCTTTCAACGAGGGTTAATGCTTCGGGCTTCATTGAACTCGTTGCCAACAATGTCCCTCGTCTTGATTATCCTTTGGGGGGAATTGCAAATGGATGTCCTGCGTTGCTTGTTGAACCGAGTGCGCAGAACTTGGCATTACAGAGCGAGAATTTCGGGACCACTTGGAGTTCTGTTGCTTTGCTTGCATTTGGAAGCGGAAGCGTCTTGAATACAACCGCAACTCTTGACCCATACGGCACAAATGTTGCCGACTTGATTGTTGCAAATACCTCGGTTACCCAACACAGAGTTGACCAAACAACTGTTTCTGCGGCTGGAAGTTATACATTTTCCATTTTTCTTAAAGCCGCAGGATATGGGTTTGCAAGGCTTCGGATAGGTGGAACGGGTGCTATTTTTAACCTTACCACAGGAGTGGTTAGTGCAACAGATACAGGCATCGTTTCTTCAATCCAATCTTATGGAAATGGATGGTATCGTTGCATTGCTTCAAAAGCGGTTTCAGTCGCAAACGAGATTATCCGTGTTAATGTTCAATCAACTCAAAGCAGCGCAGACTTTGGAGGCGATGGGACTTCGGGCATATACATCTTTGGCAGCCAATATGAGTTAGGGGCGGTCGCAACCTCTTACATCCCCACAACAACCGCCGCCATAACCCGTGGCGCAGAGGCCGTAAACAAGACGGGCGTGAGTTCATTGATTGGACAAACCGAGGGGACGATTTATGCAGAGGTAGATTTGCGAGCGTTAAGTGTGGCGAGGAGTATTTTTGGGGTTTCTCTTAATTCAAATACAACCGATTTCGCTAACATTCAAATAAATGCTTCAAATCGGATTTTTGCAAGAATACGCTCAAATACCGGAACGCTTCAAGATATAACGGCAAGTTCAACCATTACGGGTATAACAAAAATCGCTATGGCTTATGGCTCAAGCGGAAGTGTTCTCGCTATTAACGGAGCAATAATAGGAACAAACCCAAGTGGCATTCCAACTTGGGCAAGTAGCGTTAATTTCGTTCATGTCGGTAACGGCCCATCCGCTGTATCGGGATCTACTCAAGGTGGATTCTTCAACGACTGCATCCGCTCCTCTGCCATCTACTCAACAAGGCTTACCGACACTCAACTCCAGGCCCTCACAACCTAAGATATGTCCACTCCTTCTCTCCTAAACATCCCGTATGTCATAAAGGCTGGCACTCTTTACAGCCAAATCCCCGAAACAGGGGCAGGCGATTTTGTGGTTACTCGTGCCACCACGCCCACGGCCAATCGTTCCACGAGAATCAATGCCGATGGCTTACTTGAACTCGTAAATGACAATGTGCCGAGGTTGGATTATCCAGTTGGTGGAGCGGTGAATGGGTGTCCTGCTTTGTTGGTGGAGCCTGCTGCTACAAACTCAAATCCAAACAGCAATACATTTTCGGTTGAAACGGCTCCTGTTGCTACCGTTGTTCAAAATCAAGTTGACCCATTTGGCAATCCTAATTCGGCTTGGCTAATGAGCGGTGCGGATAGCGCATCCGACTCAGCGAGTGCGAATAACGTTAGAATCATTCAATCAGGTTTAGCTTCTAATATTTATACCTGCTCAATTTATATAAAAAGCCCAACAGGAAGTCCTGTTACTTTTAGGTATAGGCAAACCGCTGGAGGAGTCATAAGTGGTTCAACCGTGGTTAGCGGTTCTGGGTTTCAAAGGATTCAACTCACAAGTCCAAACACAGATACAAGTTCTCGCTTTATCATTTATACCACAGGTGGCGAACCTATAATCATTTCATGCCATCAACTTGAAACAGGCACCGTTGCCACTTCCTACATCCCCACCACCACCGTGGCCATTACTCGTGCTGCGGATGTGATAAATAAGACGAGCATCGCCTCGTTAATAGGGCAGACCGAGGGAACGATTTATGCAGAGGTGGATATTTCTGCATTTGTTACAGGTAAGAGGCTTGTTGAGTTATCTAATGGTAGTGCAGCAAATAGAATGGTAATAAGTGTTCAAGGCTCTCTTATTCAATTTTTGGTTCAAAACGCAAGTTCTACACAAGCAACGATTGATAGCGCAACATTAAGCGCGGGAAGATTTAAGGTTGCTGCTGCATACGCATCAAACGATTTTGTTTTTTATGTGAATGGCGTTAAAGCAGGTGAAGATTTTATTGGAACAGTTCCTACTCTTAATCAAATTAACATAGGAAGCACTTGGAACTCAATTCTACAATTCAACGACCGCATCCGTGCCGCTGCCATCTACCCCAACCGCCTTACGAACGCTCAACTCCAAACCCTCACCACCCCATAAAAATTCGCCCATTCTTTAATAAATTTGACGCACTATGGCACTACCTACCTTAACCGCAAGAACCTTCGGCTCAACGCAATTACAACTCACATACGCTGACGGAAGGCAATACTTCCTTAATTATCGGGACATTATCTCCACGGAGCTTGATGCAACCGATGGCATTACAAAGGTGCGGATTTACCTTTCGGGGACTTTGGACGAGTCCATATTCGTGACCAATGGAGACCTTGTGGCCCTTGGAACCACGGCAGCAGCATTCCTGTCCACCCTCAACACTTACTTGTAATGGATATCAAGCAGGCATTGACGGAACTCGGCATTAATGTCGGGATGTCCGTAGGGGGCTTTCTCGGAAGCCTCGTCCTCGTAGGAAAGCAAAAGGGAGCATCTTTACGCACCCAACTCTTCTCCATCCTCGCAGGAACCTTGTCTGCCAATTACCTTACCCCTCTCGCTATCACCTTCCTTGGTATTGAACTTGAATCCGCTCAATTCGCTATGGCCTTCCTTGTTGGCTTCAGCGGTTTGAGGGTCGTGGAAACGCTCTCCAATTACTTCCATAAGAAAGTTGAATCCAAAGGCGATGAGTCTTGAGCAACGCCTTTCCCCAAGAGTCCCCAAGCTCGTTATAGACCGCTTCCTTGAAATACAGGAGCGGTTTTCTATTAATACCGACCTTCGGATTGCTCACTTCTTTGCTCAAACGGCCCACGAATCGGCCAACTTCACCACGACCAAGGAGAACTTCAATTACTCCGCCTCACGGCTCTTAAAGGTCTTCCCAAGGCATTTCAACAAGGACACGGCCAAGTTATACGCAAGGGATTACATCGCCATAGCCAACAAGGTCTATGCGAACCGCTTTGGCAATACCGAACTTGGGGATGGATGGAAATACCGAGGCCGTGGGTACATTATGACCACCT